CAGCGTGTCTTTCGATTCCCGCGTCACTTTCAGCGGGTACGCCCGGTATTCGCCCGAGACGACCGTGCTCGTCAAGTAGTTGCTGTAGGAGCCTTCAAGCCGATAGAGCCGGCCGTCCACCGTCAGCTGGTAGCCGTTGGTGTCCAGCGAGCCATGCCATTGCATCTGGCCGACATGCAGCGGTTCGGAGAGTTCGATGACGCCGTTGTTCTCGATGTCAGCGAGCCTGTTCCCCGACGTGACCAGCCGGTCGAAGCCTTCGCTGTTCAGGACGCCTTCCCACGCAACCGGAGCATGCAGAACGAAGTTCCCGGTGACGGTGATCGGGTTCTGCGACCTCGCGATCGTCCCATCGACCGTCACGTTCCGGGCCGCCAACGCTTTCGTGACTTCGAGCGTCCGCCCAGCCGGCACGTAGAGCGAGTCTTCCGCGCCGGGTTTGCCTTCCGGCAGCCAATCCCTCGCTGTCGAAGCCGGACCAGACCGGACCAGTTCCCTCGCGACAGGTTCCGCAGCCGCCCTCCGAGCATCCGCCGCCTGCGCTCCGCACAGCACGACCAGCACCGCGATGATGCCCCCAAGCTTCCTCATGGCCTCCCCCCTTCGTCGGAGCCACGAAGGCTACATCATTCGCATTCAAGCACCAATTCTTTAGGGGCAGCTTTCAGTTCGGACGCCGCGTTGATCGTGAGCGCCGTCCCGAGTTTCCCGAACAGCAGCATGTTCCCCGCCGTGAGCGCGTCGAAGAAGCCCCAGTATTCGAGTTTGTATTCGCCGCCCGACAGTTTTTTGAATTCGAACGCTTCCGCCCCGGTTTTGATTTCGTTTTTGTTCTTGAAGATCGTGAACCCCGTCGCGCCTTCCGCTTTGGTCGCGACTTCCCAGCCCGGTTTTTCCGCGCCGGAGGATTCGATCCGCGCCCAGCCGTTGCCCGACGTGGGTTCTTTCGCTTCGAATTCGGTCCCCGACCATTTTTTCAAGGGGGCTTCGGTAGAGAACCCCAGGTAGCATTTCGTGATCGCTGTCGGCGTGACTTTCAGCAGCGCGTATTTCTCGAACGCTTCCTCCAAGTACAGGCTCGCGGGCATTACGGGGTCCTTTCGGAGTAGGTGAAGGACACGGCGATTTTCTGCGTCCCCGAGAGCGTGATGCCCAGTTTGTCGTTGACTTCGCCTTCGACGGGCTCCCAGTGCGCGAACGCCCCCGGGTTACCGAGATAGGTCACGTAGACTTCTTTGGCGCCCAAGGTCACGACCGCCGAGACCTCGCCCGCGTTTTCCTGGCTCGAGTACAGCCAGATCCAGTACAGGATGAGCTGCTTGCCCGCCGCCGGCGACTTGAGCGTCCCCGACGCTTCGATGAGCGCACCGGTCGTTTCCTTTTCGCCCGCGAAACGGTTCGTGAGGCCTTTCGTGGCTTCATGGGAGTTGCCCGCGATCGCTTCATAGGTCGTGGTCATTGGACTTCGCTGGGGGCCTCTGAACGGTCGTCGGGGTCTTGGCCTGCGATGTTGGGCGATGAGGCTCTACGCGCCGCTCTCTGGCCCGCTGAGGCGGTCATAAGGTCCAGTTCCTGCTCGATCTTGTCGAGGTTGAACAGGATGTCCTTGTACGCACGGTCGTTCTTCCACGCCTGCTCGCAATTGTCGATCGCGGAGATCAGGCGGCGTGCGGCGGAAACCTTGCTGTCTTCGCCGCGAACGTAGAGCTCCATCTATTCGCCCCTGTGCATCTTCCGCGCGTCGTTCGCGGCACGCGACCATGAGTCCATGGATTCCTGCGCGTAGCCGGATTGGGGCTCCTTCTTCAGCGGGTTCTTGCTGGTGGAGCGTTTCGCGGGCGCAGGAGGCTTCTTGGTCGTGTTCGCGGGCGGGCGAGGAGCAGGAGCGACCGACTCCTTGTTGCCGTCGGAGGGGACCGCTTTGGAGGCGGCGATGTGGCGGATCGTGACCTGGATCGCCTCGGGACCCGCGGGACCAGAGTTCGTCTGACCGTCACGGCCATGGTCGAGCATCGGGACGTTAGCGGCCATTAGCGGAGGCTCCTTGCGGTTTGGATTCTTGACGTTCCAACTGCGATTCATGCGAGGGCTGCAAGCCCGCCTGTGCCTCGATCTGGCGCTTGATGTCGGGCGGCGTGTCCTTGTAGGCGAGGGTCTCCGAAGGCACCGTCTCTGGCTTCGGAGGCCCCATTTCGCGCATGTGCTGTTCACGGTGTTCCGCGACATGACGTTCGACGATCACTTTCACCGGCGGCGGAAGCAGGCTGTACGTCGCGCCCTTCTGGAATTCGGTGTGGCCTTCGATGTGCGCTTCCTGGTTATCGAAGCTGTTGATCTGCAGCGGCTGACCCTGGGAAAGCTGCTGGTTCTCCCGGTTGATCTGCGACTCGTCCACCGACAAGTCCCCAAACAGTTTCTCCAGCCCCCCGGCTTCGAGATCGCGGAGCACCTTGCCGAGCTGGCGTTTGTTCATTTCGTGCTGGCCCTGATACTGGAAGTACAGGGAGAGCATGTCCTGGATCGCGGCCTGCCTCGCGGCCTTGGATTTCGGGAACGCCGACCCGGCCTGCACTTCGACATGCGTGTTGCCTTTCAGGGCGGCACCCTTGAATACCGTCGCGTCGAGGGCGTGGTCTTCGCCGGCGATCAGGATCGTCCGTTCCTCGGTGTAATAGGACGCCACGAGCTTCAGCAACATCGTCCCGGCGTACCCGATCGTTTCCTCCATGTCATAGATCGCGGGCCCTAGGCGCGTGTCGTCGGCTTCCTGCAGCAGATTGATCGCCGAAGCGGCCTTCACCCCGGCGGGAACCTGAGCATTGGAGACCTCGTGCTGGCCTGAGATCTCCTGCATCGACGCTTCGATGCGGTCCTGCTGGTTCAGGACGTACTGCGGCATCGGCGGCGGCACCAAATATTCGGGCTTCGCGTTCGGGACCGTGTCATCAAAGTCGATGCGCTCCCCCGGAGTCCCCGAGTACTGCACGTTCGCCTGCTTGGAGGTCATCAGCGCCGGGTTACCGAGACGCTGCGCACTCTCCACGATCTGGCTGCGGATCTTGTTGAGCTCCGTCTGCGGACCCCGGAGCTGCTCCACGATGCTTGTCGGCCACAGCCGTCCGGGCATCGGGATGCCGCGGAACATCACGAACGGCAGATGCTCCTTATAGGGGTTCGGGCCTTCGGTGAGGATCTTGCCTTTCGCCCACACCGCCCGGTGCCCGTCAGGATGCTCCGTGTTCGGCTTGCACCAGTACTCGCGGAGCTTCACGCCGCGGTAGCCGCTCGAGCCGCCCGTTTCAAGCGAAGGGAACATACGCGCTTCCAAGGCCCCCGGCACGACGTCGGTGTCCGGGTCCAGTTCCACGCCGAAGTGCTGGGAGACGTACTCCGGGGACTTCACGCACTCGTGGATCACCCATTCGCATTCCGAGAAGCGCTGCGCCACCGGGTCGGGGAGGATTTCCCACGGGCTGATCGTTTCGACATGCACGTCGCCCGTAGCGATCGTCTTGGCCTTCAGGCCTTCGGGGAGACCCTGCTCGGTCTGCAGTTCGTGGGGGCGCATCGGAGCGCCCGTTTCCGCGTGCATCACGGGCTGACCGTCCCCGTCGGTGATGATCGAGACCTTCTCGCCGAGAGACGGGTCCCAGCACACCTTCCACAACCCCGCCCCCGTGATCCTGGACCAGAGCAGCACGTCTTCGAGCTGTGTCCGCAGGTTCAGGTGCCGCCACAGGTAGTCGAGGATCTTCTCCCCCGTCCTCGCGGCCTGCGTGTCCCCGTCCGATGCTGTCGTGGGGATGACCTGGAACGCCGGCTTCTGCTTCGTCATCTTCGCGATCTCGTTGCGGACCACGCCGATGATGCGGTTGTCGGTGATCGTTACCCGGTGCGGGTCGAGACGAGGTTTGTCAAGACGGCCCTGGTTCCAGAACAACCACTGGTAACCCTGATAAAAAGCCAAATTTAGGGACCACGTAGGCTCCAAGCGCGTCCTCGGAGCCTTGGCCATCATGGCCAACTTATCTAGGTCCGCAACGGAGCGATCGGGGTAGTACGTCATGGTTCCTTTGCATTAGAATTTGCGCCATGCTGCGCCACGGCACCAGATCGTGTTACGTGAAGGCGAAGTGCCGCTGTGAGCCCTGTAGGGCTGCGAACTCCGAGTACCTCGCGACTTATAAGGAGCGCCATCGCACGCGAGTCTCCGATGTTGGCGCTGCGCGCTACCGGCGCGAGAAAGATCGGATCGTCGCCTACGTAAATGCCTACTACGAACGCGAACGCGAGACCATCCGTGAGCGCCAAAAACGCCCTACGACTCTGGCTAAACGCGCTCGAACACAACTGACGAGAATCGCTCGCAAGCTAGATCAGTTCGTTGAGGATGTCGATCCGATCCAATTACTTGAGATGCACCAAGGACTCTGCGGAATCTGCGGCGAAACGATCACCGATGCCTTCCACGTTGACCATGTGATGCCGCTATCGCGCGGAGGCCTACATGCCTACCGCAACGCCCAGCCAGCGCATCCGGGCTGCAATATGCGAAAGCACGACCGGCTTCCGACCATCGAAGAACTGGAGCGTCAGCCCATCACGACGTAGAAGAATTCTTCTTTCGCTGCGGGTTCCCCCGTAGCGAGCGTCACGAGGATTTCTTCAGCGGATTCGATTTTGATTTTCGCGATCGCTCCGGCCGTGCTCGCGCTGTCAGCGAGACGTTCGGAGGGTTTTTTGGAGGACACCGTGTACGCGAAGACGACGACCGCTTCGGTGTTCAGGCCGTGTTTGATTTTGACTTTCGCGGACGCTTCGTGTTTCGCGTTGTACGCGGCGACGACAGTACGGGTCACGCCCGCGGTCCCCAGTTCCGCTGTCAGCGATTCTGTGCCCGACGGTGTGGGTGTCGTCGCAGCCAGAGCCTTCGCGGGGGTCACGGCTTTCGCGGCGAGCTTCGCTTCGGTGACCGCTTCGTTTTCGATCTGGCCCGTCCCGGTCGTTTCCGCCGAGGGGACGCGCACTTCGAGCGTCGAAGGCTGGTAGGGCGCTTCCGTGGTCGAGGGTTCCTTCCCGCGGAACCACAGCGGGCGTTCGACGGTCAGGGTCGCGTTCGCGGCGAGTTCGGTGCCGCCGGTTCCGGTCGAGGAGATTTCGGGCGGTTCCGCTTCCGCGGAGTAGTAGCACGCGAAGCCGAGGCACTTCACGACCTGGGTCTTGCCTTGCGGCGAGAACCGCGTCCAGTGCTTCGTGTCAAGCCCGATCGAGGGCATCTAAGGCTCCTTGGTTCCGACGTGGATGAACTCGGGGACTTCCTGACCGACAAACGCTAGCTCCGCCGCGTCAGCCGGGATCTCCGGCGGCTCATAACCCTCCGGGATGTCCAGCTGGCGGAGCTCCGGGTGCTGTATCCGTTCAAGGAGGCTTCTGCGCTCCTTCTCAGCGAACCTTGCCTGGGTCTCGAGCTGCCTGCGATGCGAGACCGCTTGGAAGATCAGGGCGGCGATGAGTAGCCCGGCGATAATGGTCACTAGCTACTCCTCGGTTTGAGTTGTTCAAGGGTGCGCCACGGCATTTTCGCGAACAGGTACCCCGCGTTTTCCGCGTGGAAGTCCTCTTCGAGCGCGGGGAGCGTCGCGTCTTTCCACACCGAGCCGACGAGCGCTTCGAGCGGCGTGTTCACGTATTCGTTGATCTGCGTCGCCGTGTTCCCGACACTCGTGGCTCCGGCGAACGGGTTGATGTGAGGGTGACCGACTGGTAGGGCGCGGGCGTCCTCCAGGTTGAACGAGCAGTTCGGGCCGGAGTCACGAACGAACAGTCCGTGTTCGCGGATCGCTTCGTAGATCGCGGCGGCGACGGGTTTCGTGATCCCGAATTCGCTCGCTTTGCTGGCCGCAGGGAACGCGCACCACAGGCCCTCGGGGACAGCGTCTACGGTCCCTTTTGACGGGTTCGCAGTCGAGCCGTCTTCGAGGAAGACGGTCGTGTTTTCGCGCGTGTCGTTCCTGGTCGCGGGCGCGAGGAACGCGCTGTTGGCGGGAGACTTGGTGACGGGGGCGGTGACGGCGAGAGCATGGCCGATCTTGCCGCCGCGGAGGACGCGGATCAGGTCCGCGATCGTGATCATCCCGCCGGTCCGCATGAGGCCGGATGCGCTGTTGCCCATCGACAAGCCAACACCCGTAGGGAAGACCCCGTTTGCGGTGGACGCCGGGTGCGCGTAGCCGCCGATCGGGCACTTCCATTCGCCTTTGTGTTCCCCGGCCGCGAACGTTTTGAGACGCCGGAATTCCCAGAACTCGTCTGTTGCGGGGCACCAGACTGCGCAGATCGCGTCGCTGCCCGCGCTCGGCAGGGAGCCGCCGAGAACTTCCGCCGGGGCCGGGAGCGGCACACTCGTAAGCCCCGCCCGGAGTGCAATGTGAGCTTCGGTTTCGTCGAGGGTTTCTTCAGCGCCTTCTTCTTTGACTAGCCACACCTTCACGCGCGGCGTGCTAGCCGACACGATGTAAAGCGGTACGGTCGCTTCCTTGAACGTCAGTTCGACCGCGTTGCCTTGTTTGACCCCGGCGTAGCCGTATTCGCCGTAACCGAAGAATTTGCCTTTTTCCGTTTTGTTGCCGTAGAACAGTTGGTTCGCGAGCTTTTCCGAGTAGTGGTTCGCAGTAACTTCAGCTTCAGACGCACGCGCCAGTGCAGTCGCGTCCTCCGTAAAAATACTGGTAGGACTCGAAAAAGGCGACGTAGGCGTGAAAACTTCAATATTCGCATGTCGGCTGGAAACGCCCGGTAGCGTGCAGGTAGCACCATAAGGCGAAAACACTCCACCCGAGCGAATACGACTCATACCAGAAGCACCAAGACAGCCACACCATCTTTGGATGTTCGTGCATCCACCCAGAGTTGGGTACTGTCACATACATCTATAGCCAACGTAGCTTTTGGTAGGAGTTCGACCCCGCGCTGTTCCGGTGTTTCCTGCGTCCCAGCTTTCGCCTTCACTTCCTTATCGCCGACGACGACAGCTTCCGTGTTGGTGGACAGTGCTTGCAAGATCACCGTCTTCGCGGAAAAATTCGTCCCAGACGTTTTGATCTGGACAGCGGTTCCCGCTGTCGTCACTTTGACGGGAGCGAGGGTCAACAAACTGGAGCCCGATTCAGGCATCCTGAACCTCCCTAAGCTGACGCGGCTTCTGGCGATGGTCGAGCTTGACGCCCTTCTGGTGGACCGCGTCCTCGAGCGTCGAGGCGTACCGTTGCGCCTGCTCGCGTTCCTTGCGCTCGCGCTTCAGGGCCATTTCGGCGTCGTCGAGTTCTGTTTTGAGCTGCTTGGAGTCCTCGATCCCGAGGATCGCCGCGCCGTTCTTGACGCAGTTCTCGCACAGCACGAGCTCGTCCATGGAGACTTCGACTGCCTCCGCGTTCGCGTAGCCGCGATCGCATGCGGCGTCGAAATCGACGTGGCGGATGTTCGCCTGGTTGAAGCACGCCGAGCAGTAGACGGGCATCGAGGTTTCACGGATCTCGTTAGCGAGACGGACGGTTCCCATTGGGGCCTTTCATGCGTAGAGCCAGTTGGATGCGGGTTTCTGGTGGTAGGTCTTGCCGGCCACGTCTTCACGGAACCGTTTCTCGATCGGCGACAGAGCGTCTTCTTCCTGCGTCTCAGGGTTCGCGTAAGGCCGGGACATCACGACGTACCGGAGAGCGTCGAGGAGATGGTCGTCGGCCTTCACGGGCGCTTCCTTCGGTTCGGCCTCGGAGCGTGTCGCGGTCTGCCAGCGGTAGCGGCGGAACTCGTCGATCAGGGTCTGGCAGTTCGCGGTCACGAGCAGCCGGTTGGCCTGCAAACGCTCCCTCACACGGCTGATCCCGGCGGGGACGGCGTTCTGGCCGAGGATCGTCGCGAACCCGTGATCCAAGTACTCCATCTGGTCCGAACGGCCCGTCTGATGCGAAACGTTCCTGGCGGCGGGGTCGATGACGTACCAGTGGGCCGGGAGCGGCACGGTGGCGCCCTTCTCGCCGCGTTTGCCCCACTTCAGGTTCGTCAGCTTGATCGCTTCGCAAACCTGCTTCACGGTCGCTCCCTGGAGCGCTAGTTCGTCGAACACGACCATCGTGTCCTCGGGCGTCAGGTACGTCCACACGACCCCGGCCATGTGCCGTACGCCCGGGTCGATCCCGACATAGACCTTCGCTGCTTGCGGAACCTCTGAGATCTCTGGGATGACGTGAAGGTGGCGCTTGAAGTCGTCGTAGATCATCCCCGCGAACGACACGAAACGCCCGGATTTGCGGGCTTCGCGTTCCTCCTTCGACAGCCCTGCGAGCGCCCTGGCCTTGGTCTTCTTGTCCAGGTAAGGGTTGTCGTCCATGTCCACGACGATGATCGTGGAGTCCGTCAGGATGCCCTTCTGGTGGGCTTCCCAGATCTCGTCGAACATCCAAGTGCTCATCCCCGTGAGGGGGGTGAGGGTGAAGAGCTCGTCGCCGCCGTAGTCGATCAGGCGCATCATCGACTCCCTACGAATAGCTCCCGGGGGCTGCTCGTCGTAATGAACCCTGTGGAGCGCCGTGCCCCCGAACTTGTCCAGGTCCTGCTCGAAGGTCAGGAAGTCCATCATCGAACCGTTCGCGAACTGCAGTTTCCGCCGGGTCTTGTCGTACGCCTTATCGAACCGTCCGCCCGCCAACTGGTCCTTGGGGGCCCATTCCCGGAGCTTCTGGAAGATCACGCCCTCGAGCGTCGACGTGAAGTCAGGGACGATGATCCTGCAGTAGAACGGCGGTTCCCAACGCTTGTAAGCCGCCAGGTGCTCCGGGAGACACTCGCGGTCCACCGACTGGATCAGATCGTCCAGAACACCGGCGGTTGTCTTCCCGGATCTGTTCCCGCCGAGGAAGCACTTGAGCTGCTCGTGGGAGGAGTGGAACTCCTGCTGCTTGGGGTGCGGCTGGTAGCCGAGGAGCGGGTTTGCCTTGAGCGTCTCCTCATAGGCGGCGAGGATCGAGCGGGCTTCTGCTTGCTCCCCGGGCGGCAGACGCTCGATCGCTGCCGGGTCGATCTTCAGCACGGGTCAGGCTTCTTTGAACTGGGCTTCCGTCACGATCACCGGAGTGTCCGCCGTGCCGCCGTAGAAATGGCGGACGCCCATCTGCGCTTCCGCGATCGAGTTCGCTTCAAGCCGCACCACTTTCGCGGCTTCCAGTCCGCCCCTGCCTATCGGTTCGGTGCCCTGCGAAGGCAGGATCTTGACGTTTTCGAATTTGACTTCTTCCTTGGTGTTCGTCGCCGGGGAGTGCGCCTGCGCACGCTGACGGTTGAAGATGGCGAAGTAGACAGCCACGGCTACGCCTTGAAGAATTTGAGTTCTTTTTCGGCGTGCGGGACCGCCCCCACACCACCCCGGGAGCCGTACGCTTCGCCGGCGACGATGATCGCTTCTTCTTCGGATTCCGCTTCGACCTGAGCCAGCTTGCACGTGTACACCGGGCCGTCCTTCCACAACCCGCCCGTTTCAGCGATTTCTTCGGTCGGCAGCGTTTCGCCTTTTTTGAATTTCGTGCCGGCTTTGACCGAGTTGTAGACCCCGGCAGCCTGGATGTCCCAGAGCGCCCACCACTTCGTCTTCGCCATCAGAGCACCCCGACTTCCGTGAGGTTCGACGACAGCGCCGCGAACGCTTTACCACCACTGTTCACAGCCGGCCCTTTGATGCTCGGCCCGCCACCACCAGCAGTCGCGTTAGCACCACCCTGCGACAAGAACTTGTCCACCACCAGGCACGCTTCTTCAGCGGATTCCGCGACCACGCTCACGAAATAGCACTCCTGCGGGACCGCCGTGACCACTTTGCCGGGTTCGGCCATGATCGCCGGTTCGTTTTTTTCGAGCGTCGAGCCCGAACCGATTTTCGCGACCTTCATCGCTTTTTCCGCCCAGCCCGTCACGGGTTTCTGAGAACCAGCACGCTGCTGCCCATAGAACACCGTCCAGTTTTCTTTCGCCATCGGACCTACCTGCCTTTCTTGACGCGGGCTGCCGCGACATCACGGGCACGAAGGCCCTTATGAGTGCTCTTCGCTCCAAACGACTGCGGTTCCGCCTGCACACCAGATTCTTCGGTCGCTTGACGCTCAGACAGCGACCCCGGGAACCTCGCGTAACTGCTCGGCGTCAGATGCTTGTAGTCGTCGCCTTCGGTGTGTTCCTGGTCCTGGCCGGCCGAACGCTGAGGAAGACTGTCCGTTTTCGGGGTCATCGCCTCCCAGCGTTTCGCGATCTCCGGGTGCTTAGCCCACATGAACTTCCGCTGGGCTTCGCTGACGAGGGGCATCAGGTCGATACGGGCCTGTTGTCCGACGCGACACGTTTGTAGACGGTGCGCGACCGTTGACCAACCGCCCCTTCCACGCCGTTAGGGAGCCTGACCTTGTTTCCGCCCGCGCCCTGACCCGAACCCCACACATGTTTGATGCCTTCCAAACGGTCATAGGTTTCCGGGCTGAGCGGTTTCGGCTGCGGACCCGAGTTAGCGGTCGTGCGATCCGGCCTCGGGCCGAAAGACCGGTTCTGCGATTCAGCCCGCGGCGAAGGGGCCGAATACGCCGGCGTCACTTTTGCCGCCGCCTGCTGACGGACCGGGGCAGGCGAAGGTTTGGCCTGAGCAGGCGCCCCAGCCGTCCTGGTGCTGCTCGAGCCCAGAGCAGCCATCAAGACACCCCGTAAAAGCGGACCATCCAAGACCCCTCCATCCGCACCCGGTCCACGGCCGGCAGCGACCGCAGCCACACGAGGCTCACGGGCTCCCCCACCCCACGCCCATCATTCCGCCGCACCTAACGCCTCACTAGAAACACGATGCAGCAAATGATCGCGAGCACAACAAGAACCGTCACAAGCATCACAACCTCCAGGTTCGGGTAGAAGAAAAGGCGGCAGGCCACAATGAAGGGCGAACCTGCCGCGCACCGCCCGCCAAGGACGGGACCTCAGCCGCCACACGGCGAGCTCAACGGGGCCATACCCCCGAAGCTAAAACCTACGCCGGCTTACAGACCGGGCACTTGCAAGTCGGGCGATGACGCGAAATCTCGCGAGGCGGATCAAAAACCTCAGCAGGCCTGGGACTCCGCACCCGTTCGACGGCCCGGATCATCGCATGAGCCTCCTCGCCCCGCGCCTCAACACCCGCAGCCGTGATCGGACTCCACGGCGTTTCGATCCACCGGCTCCTCGGCACCATCCCCCGCGCACCATCCATCGCTTCGATGAAGCGCTCATCCAGGCTCAGAGTCACCTTACGCCTCATGCCATAACCCTACCACCACCTACGGACACTTACGTAAGTCCGCGAGAACCTGCAAATCCCAGTGGGTCCTACTCAAATGGGAGCGCTCATCGCCGTTTGCGAACGCTACCCCCATGCCAATGCCAACGTTTTCGCTTGCGCATTGTCGCGGCTTCTGGCCGGCCCAGGCCGCCCTGGATGGTCAACACCGGCGGGGTGTTCCGCCATGTCAGGAGGGTGGCTCAGCAGCACACACGTCAGCAAACACGGTGATATGCAGGCGTTTTAGCCAATCCCGCACACTAGCTACGCTCAGAAACACAGGCCACGAGCTGCCCGTTGACCGTGTGTTGAGCGCTAGGGCTGGTTGGGTGTTGTGGTGTGGTTGGTGTGGTCTCTAGCGTTCTGCTGCTTGAGGCGGTAGACCATCTCGTCGTTAGCGTGCTGCCAGTGGGCGGTAAGGGCTTGTCGGCGTCTGGTGTTGGCTCTGCCTACGCGCCATTGTTCGAGGCCTTTGGCGGGTCTGCGCCAGTAATGCCAGAGCAGGTAGGCGCGGCCGTACCTGCGGTGCCATATCCAGTCGTCGAGGCGTTCGCCGATTGTTTGGTCGCTCATGTGGCGGGTTCTTGGCTGGTGCCTAGTCCGCCGAAGGTGTCTCCGGTTGTGGTGTGCTGGTGGTGGGCGCTGGTACGGGTGGCGACTATGACGTCGAGGGTTTCCTGGCATTCGCTGCAGATGGGGTGTTTGAGGGGCCGCTCGGCTGCTACGGGGAACCAGTGGTTGCAGGATTCGCAGCGTGTGTCGGTCCAGTGCCATGGTCCTGGAGGGTTACGCTCAGAAAGCGGGCCCATAATCGGCTCCTAACGGGTCCGGACTGGACGGTCTGAAGGATCGGTAAGGGCGGAAACCCTTGATTTGCGGTGTTTCGGGCTAGCGCTCTAGTGCTGTCTCTACGCGCTCGAGCTGCTCTGCCGTCACTTGCTGCTCACGGAACAGGAGTAGGAGTCGTTGCTCGGCGGTCTCACGATCCACCATCCGGAGATCACCGTCACACACCTGGCTCATCGAGCGTTCGA